CGCGCCGATCTGGCTATCAAGTACGTTGTCGCCAACCAGGGTCTTGCCCTTCAGCGCCTCAATCGCCGCAATCCGCAGCGCAATTCGTGCTAGCATTTTGCGGGCTCCTTGGTGGTGGTGTTTTGGTGGCAGCAAAAAGCCCGCGATTGCGGGCCTATATTGGTGCGGTTATGTTGTAGGGATGCGGCTAGATAGCCCTGCCGTGAACAATCATGTCGTCATCAGACGATAGGGCAATGTGCGACACCGAAAACCAATGATTGAACGCGCGAAATTTATCGCCCTTATTCAGCAAAAGGCCGATATTGTCTTCACGATCAACGCGAACCGTTGCCCACCCACCATCCGCGCTTCGCGACTGGCCGCGCATCTGCTCGACTTCGCAATCAACCGACATGGCTTCAATATCAACTGTCTCAATCGCCGCCGCGTGCGTGTCGTCAAAAAGTGAAAAGCGGACTTTCAAATCGTTTTCGTAAATGATTGCTGCGGTCATCGGTCGTCCTCCGGCAAAATGGTAGCGCTCTTAATGACGACGCCCGCTGCGTTTTTGATAATCACGATTCCATCGTCAATCGCAATGCAACGCGAGTCTCCCATCACCCTAAGAACGGCCTTGCGCTTGCTTCCTAGAATCGTAGGTCCGTCGTAAAAAGACACGTTCTCGACTTCAACGATATTCCAGTGGTCGTCATTCGCGCCACACCATTCAGCAGTCATCGTCATCGTTTCACCCCTCCATCAAATCTCATTCAAATTCAAAACCAGCCGCGTATGGCCGCGGTCATCAACGCTAGCAACCTCAAACCACGGCTCGCCGTAGCGGGATGACGCACGCACTTTCGCTTTTTCGGACGGCCCATTCGGGACGTGCAAATCAGGATATGCCGCGCGGTCAATATGAAGCTGCGCCTTGCCGGCAACGATGCGGCTGCGCCATGACGCGGCGTTGCCACCCGCCACGCTTGTGTCCTTGCCCTCGCCAACGCGAAGGACGGCCTCGATATCAACAAGCGGGCGGTTGCCGTCAATGACGCCATTCTTGTAAAAAACAATCCGGACTGGCTCCGCAAACTTGTCGTCTACGATGGCCAGAACCTTATCGCGCAATTCGTGAAAACGGGCGGCTGTGGGCATGTCATCCCCTTATGGTTTGTCATGCGGCATCAGCCGCCCGCGTTCTGATTTAGGTGTTCTTGGCGCGCATCAGCGCGGCAGGCCGCGTGCAGATATGCAGCGCATTGGTCTGCGTCTCCCCGTAAACGCCCTTGTCCAAATCAAGCATGTCCTGCTTGGAATAGAACTTCTTGCCCATGGTGTTCACGGTTTCCATGTAAGGCGCCGGGGCGTAGTACGACTTGAACATCGCGCGTGCGCCGACCGGGAAGAACTTGGCCTTCAAAGTATTAACGCCAAGCTTCGCGCCATCGCCCGACTCGGTTGCCGCGCCGTAGTTTTCAAACGCAATGCCGCCGAACATGAAGATGTTATTTTCGCCCCGATCAGGGCCGACAAAACCATCACGCAAAATAGCGGCTTCGGACCAACCCTTATATGTTTCGCGAACCTCCTTGTGGGAGATAAGCTGGTCGAAGAACGTGTCGCCGACAAACGCATGAACGCGGGAAAACGGCGCGCCGCCCATCGCATTGCGCGTCTTGCGGACGACGCCGGCGCAAGCCTTACGAAGCGCACCCTCGGCTGGGCTGGCATTATCAAGATCGAAGTCGATCTCGGTTGCCTGCGCGACGCCGAATTCGGTGAACAGATCCAGTTCGGATTCATCGGAGTAAGTCACAAGGCCCTGCAGCGCGCCGAGGCGGCTGTATTCCTGGGTGACTTCCAGATCGTCCATGTTGTCCATGATTTTGGCCAGAACGACCGACATCACGGTTTCGGTTTCGGTTTCGCTACCGAATGCGCGGACGTTCTGCACCTCGTCAGCAAGCACCGACCATTCGCGCAAGAAGTGCGGAACGGTAAGGTTCTTCATGCTGCGCTTGTTCTTGGCCTTTACGTCGCCCTTGCCACCGCGTGGGGTCGGCGGGACAATCTGGATGGTGTCGCCAATGCGCTCAATCGAAACGGTAGTGGTCGAAACCGGCTTTTCCTCGAAAATTCCGAGTTCCTGAATTCGCGACGGGCGGTATTCAACATCGTTGATCGCGTCCGTCAGACTGGTGACGCCAAAGGCGTCGGTATTGAATACGTCAAGAATTGGCATCCGTGATGCTCCTATTTGCAAGGCCGCATTGCGCGACCGAAAGATTGATGATGGAGCGCCCGATTATCGGACGATAACCCCGGATGCGGCAAGCTGACTGATGCCAAGCGCCTTTTCGGCTTCGGTAATACCGGCCGGCCAGGTAAGCTCAACGCCCTTGACCTGCGCGGCGCGGGTAACGCCGGCAATCTTGGCGGTCGCGCTGTCGCCGGTAGTCACGCCGGAAATCGCAACGGCCTTCGCGTTCTGCGAACCGTCGGTGCCGTCCTGGTCGTATGCAACATAAGTGACATCGCCGGGCTCAACGCCAACGTCGACATAAAATGTATCGCCGACCACGTTTGGCGTGCCGCCAGCGGTAATGGTGAAACGGACGCCGCCCTTATTGAACAGCGCCGCGTGCGTCGAAACGCCGATCTGCTGGCCATCAGGGTCGGTCCAGTCAACCTTGGTTGCCGCGGATGCGACACCAACATAACGGCCATTCTTGGCCGCCGATGTAAGCGGTACGGCGTCCATCGCAATGGTGCCGGACGATGCGGTGTTGCCCGCGTCGGCGGATGCCGCGGACGTTGCGTCGGCAATGGCCACCTTGGCACCGAGAACGGCACCGGGAACGATGGTCTGCGAAACGTCGATGGTCAGGTTGTCGCGGCTGTAACCGGCATCACCCTCGGAAAGGATGGATTCGCCGGCGTGTGCGCCTTCATAAACAGTCGTCATATTTTCGGTTCCTTCCGATTACTTGATGCCGTTGCGCTTGTTTGCGCGCGATACGGTCGATGCCCACGATGATTTCACGTCAGCCTTGCCGCCGCCATTCAGATCCGCGCCGGCAAGGCGGCGGGCTTCATATGCTGCAGCGGTTGTCGCTTCGTCGCCTTCCGGCGCGACCAAACTTGGCGCAACAGAAAGCATTGCCTTGGCCTTTTCGGCGTCGGCGCCATCGGCGAACAGATATTCAGCAAGCGCCTCGCGGCCCTTGGTTTCCGGCACCGCCATGATAGCGGCGCGGCGGTCGCGGTCGGCCTGTAGCGCGTCAGAAACGGCCTTGGCCTGGCCCGCGTCCAGTTCGGTCAGCTTGGCCTCGGCTGCGGCCTTGTCGGCTTTCAGCGTCGCAAGTTCCGCGGTGAGTTCTTCAATGGTTTTTGCATTCTCTGCCATTTGGAGCGTCTCCTTTGTTGGCTTTGGTTCCACCGCGGAGACATCCGGGGCGTCGTCAATGTATTTTGCGATCGACCAACCATTGGCCTTAGCCTGGGCGGTAAACCTTTTCGGCGCGTGGGCATAAGCCCGGTAGTCATAAGCCGCGACCGGCTTGGCCTTTGACTGCCCCGCAACGTCAGCAAACCCAGCGGCAACGGCTTCCTCACCGTCAAACCACGTTTCCGCCTTCATAACGTCGCGGCATTCATCAACGGTCTTGCCGCTGCGATTGGCGTAAACCCGCGCATATGCCTTGGCGTATGCCTCAAGTTCCTCAATCGTCTTCGCGTGATCCGCCGAATTCCCGATGGTGATATTCATCGGGTCGTGGATCATCATGACGGCACCATGCGCCATCGTGATTTCATCGCCGGCCATCGCGATCAGGCTTGCCGCGCTTGCCGCAATGCCCTCAACAACAATATGGATCGAACCTGGATATGTGGTGAGCGTCGCGTGAATAGCGGCACCCTCGGATGCAATGCCGCCGCCCGAATTCAGCCGGACAACAACATCGCCATCAAGATCGGCCAAAGCCTGAACCACGTCGGCATGCGTAAAGCCGTCGCCGAACCAGTCATCGCCGACCGTGCCAGCGAGCGTTAGCTCCTGGCCGTTAACTTGTACTGTCATGATTTTTCCTTATCGGCGTCAATATGGCCGGAACTTCCCGCGGGTCGCGAACCTGCGCCGTTTTCCGGCGCAAATCCCCTCGTGGTATGCAATCAGATTTCGAAGCTCGTCTTTGTCGGCCGCGAAATATCTGATTTCATCCTCGCCGAACCGGGCTTGCTGGACGCCATCGCCGCTAACGACGGCGGTAAGCAATGCGCGTAACCGCGTCGCCTCCGCGCAATGATCAATCGCCATTACCGCGCTCCCGTTCTTTTGAAATGGCCGCATCCGCTCGCGACCGGAGTTCATCAATCCGGGCGGCCAAAGAACCAAGGCACGAAAACCCAACCGACGTTATGCAACCGCGACCGCGGATTTCGCCCCGCGTCGCCGTTACAAAATCGATCAGGCGCAAAACCCCGCGGTCCGGCAGCGCATACTCATAAAGCATCACGTTGCCTCCGCGCGGGTCTTCGGTGCGTCCAGAAGTGAATCGTCAAGTTCTTGCAACAATTCAGCATCCATTCGCGCATGCCCATTATCGCTGTCTTTCACCGTACCGTTGGCCGGTATCGCCGCGCCCATGGGCCCGCCGCCGCCAACGCTTCGGCCGTAAGGGATCGGAATCCGCTTGGCCTCCATGTCGATAATGTCAGCCGCGATTTTCTCCCGCGTAACCGATGCGTCGCGGCCAAGGAGCGCCGATTCATCATCCATGCAGGAAAGCCCAAGCTCGATACGCTTGGCCGCGGCCATCGTCGCCTTGTAATCGTCCGCAACCGGCTGCGCCGGACCCGGCCATTCGGCGTTGCAAGCAAGCACGCGGTTGGCCGCAAACGCCGCGTAATCCCCTTTGAACGGGATTTCGCCGGTTCCGACCTTCTCATCAAGCCAAGCCTCGTAAATCGCCTGGCAAAATGGCGCTGCAATGCGTTCCCGCCGCCTTGTGACGATCGGCCAGACCGACGACATGGCCATCCGCACCGACGAATAGTTCGCATTGGAATGATCCATCGCGAACGATTCAAAAGTTACGCCAAGCCGCCGCGCCATTTCGCGCTGCAGGTTTTGGCTAAACGGAATGTATTGGCTGCCCGGCGTTGCCGCCGTGTGCATTTCGAACGTTTCGCCCGGCCCCATATGATTGATCTTGCCGTGATCCGACATCGAAATGCCGTTCTCTTTCAGCGCATCAATCCGGTTTGTCCAAACCGCCATAAGGTCGTCGGAAAGTTCCGGCTCATCATCCTCAAGTTCTTGAATCGCCTGGAAAGCGTCAAGCGATGGTTCCGGCGACTTGATCGTCGCGGCAAAAGCAGTCTGCAGTAACGCGGTTGTCAACGTCGCGTCGGCAAGCTGATCGTATTGCGCCGCAACCTTCAAAACCGGCGCCATGACGGATATTCCGCGCACGCTGTCCGGGTTGTCGCCGCGGTCCATGACATGCACCACGCGCCGCAGCGCACCATCCCATGCCGGCACGTCGACGTCGTAATCGGAGCCGTTCTTACGCCCGACCATCCGATACATTGTCGGCCTGCCGTTCGCATCAAGGAAAACCCCTTGATCAAGCCCCGACATTTCGTTCGTTTCGCGCTTCAATCGGTGCGGCGCGATCAATGAAACCTTGGTTCCCGTCGTGATGCCGTACTTTTTGCGCGCCGGAACCGGCATGTAATCAATGATTCCGACCGCCTCGCCGCCGGCAAGGTAGTAACGGATCACGCCATCAAGGTCTTCCGCAAGCGTCCGCGTGCCGTTTAGGCTGTATTCCTGCGGCCGCCACACATGCAGATACCATTCCTCCTCGACCAACCTTGACCAAGAGGTGATTTCCTCTTGCGACCAGCCAAGCTTTGCCAGTTTCGGCATCGCCCGCAGTTTCAATTCATCGCCGATCGTGTCGGTAGTGATTTGGTCAACCGCGCCGGCAAGCCACCCGCTGTTGTGAATGAAATCCCAAGCCAGCGCCGACGCGCGTTCCGCTGACGCCCTGACGTTATCCGCGCCATCGCGTGTGACGGCGCGGCGCATTGTCAGAATGCCAGAACTATTGTCCCGCAAGTATTGCGCGCGCGTCGGCCTCTTTGCCGATTGCGAACCCGATTGCGCGCGACCGAGAAGTCTATCAATAAAGCTCACTTATAGGCACCCCATCGCTCGCGTGGTTTCTTTTTTGGCTTGGTTTCTTCTTTTGCGGGCGTGGCAACGGGATCATCCGTGCTTTTTTCAGTCGCGTCCGGCTCGTTATCGTTCACCGGCGCAGCCCTTGGCGCCTTGCGTGGCGCCTTATCCAGCTTGACCGGCAACGACATCCGCGCCGCAAGCGCGTAAACAAGGCAATCCCAAGCCTCATTTCGTGCGCCGACGGCCTTGGTTTCCCATTTCCGGCTAATCACGGATCCGACTTGCCGCGTAACGGCATGCTCCGCCGTCAACTGATCAAAGTAATCAGCCGACAATCCGATCGCCGGAAAGTGGATCGCGCGCGGTGTCGGCTCATGTTCTTTCGGAACGATCGCCAGGCGGGATGAAATATCATCCTTGGCCGTATCAACCCCAACAATATAAGGCTTGTCGCCGCTGTTCTTCGTGCGGCTGGCCGTCTTTGGCCAGATCATGCGCGGCGACTTTTGGTTCGTGTTGCCGCGGCCGATGATGGCGTAAATCCTGCGGCGCTTGCGCTCACGGCAGAACTTGTAAACCATTTCCGACCTATGCCCGGCGCTATCAATGCACCCGGCTTGCGGCTTTAACGCGCGACCCGTATCCGTATAAAGCGATTCATTAATCAGCTTGTCGAACTCATCCCACACGGCAAGCTTTGACGTATCCCCGTCAATAACCTCGTGCCGCGCAACCCATGACTCCCCATTGGCACCCCAGCCGACGAACGTAACCTCGATGCGGTTTTCGTGCGTGTCCGCGCCCCAAGTCACAAGCTTGATATCGTCCGGCAACGTCTCCCAATTGTACGGCTCGCACCGCTCTTTCAGGACGTCCGGATCGGCGGAATCAATCACCTCCGCATGCGGCAAGCCAAGCACAAGGTTGATGAATGTTTTCTTCCGGTTCGGATCCTTGTAAACCTCAAGCCATTCCGCGACGATGTAACGCCAGGCGGCCTTGGCAAACAGGCTGTAAGCCGTCCAGACATGAAAACCAGCGTGCCCATTGGACGGCTTATCAGCCACCCATTCGCCCGCGTTGATCATCTTTTTCTTGTCACGCTCCTCGATACGGCAGCCCTTTTCAACGCACCGAAAGTACGCCGTCTTTGGCAAGTGCTCGCCGTTCTCGTCCTTGTCCCATTTAAGGTTTTCCCATTTCAAAACCTGGCGCGCGCCGCAATGCGGGCAAGGCACATGGTAATGACGCTGGTCGCTTTCGTTCCATGACTTTTCGATGCGACTCACCCCCTTAACAAGCGGCGTCGAGCCAAGGATCACTTTGCTATTCCAAAATGTCTCTGTTCTTTTGGTGCCAAGCGCGATCTGGTCGCCGTCATCGCCGGCACCGCTGGACGGATAGCCGTCAACCTCATCAAACGCGACAATGCGCGCCGTAATGCGCCGAAAACCGGACGGGCTGTTGGCGCCGACGAACGTAATCGACGCGCCGTTCCGAAACATGCGCTTATCAAGCTTTTGCTTGGATGCCCTGGCACCCAAGTCGCCGGCGATCGCGGCCAATACCGGCGTATCGCGCAGCATAGGTTCGATTTCCGTGGCGCTATAATCGCGCGCATCGTCCTCGGTCGGCTGCACAACCAGCATCGGCGACGGGTCTTGGTGGATGAAATACCCGACCATGTGGTCAAGCAGCTTCGTGTAACCCACACGCGCCGATTTCATCACAGTGACTTTGGAAACGGACGGGTCCGTAACCGCGTCCATCATGCCGTCCTGATACCGGAACGATTCAAATTTGCCGATGTCGGCGCTGGTTTCGCGCGACAAATATGCATATTCATTCGCCCACTCGCTCAACGAAAGGAGCGGCGGCGGCAATAACGCCTCGCGTCTAGCCTGATTCAGCCTCGCCAGCAGTGCCGTCGAACCGTTTCTGTACCGACCTTCGAAGCTTATCGAAGTCGCGTTCTCCATTTCCATCAACGGTCAACCCTTTCAGCGCCTCGACAATCTGCTTGTCAATCAGCGCCTTTATTTCCTCCGGGGATTCCATGGTGGATATGTCCGTAGCGACCTTCGTGCCGAGCCCTAACAGCTTGTTTCTGACGAGCGCGTATTCAGCCGCAACGGCGATCACAACGTCGTCAATCTCAACAACCAAGCCCATTTCGCGGTCGTATTCCAACTGCTTTAGGCGCGCCGCATAGTTCTCTTTGACCTTTTCGGCGTCGGCCTTTGACCAAAGCTCCGCGCCATCGGCGGCAACCAAACGCTCCGCCTCATCCCGAATTTTCAAATCTTTTTCAGCGTCTGCGATCGGCGCGGCGTCCGTTACCGGTCGCGACGCGACGCCGTGATCAAGTAACAACTTGTCGGACGCGGCGACGTCAACATCGCCGTCAGGCGTGAAAGCGATTAAACCCCTTTGTTTCCAGCCGGTTACGGTCTTCCGGCTAACGCCGCGGTGGGCCGCGTATTTAGATTGGTTCATTACAACCGGCAACA